CTCCATATGCTTCAAACATTGGCCGTGAAAACGTGTCCAATGCTTTGTTTGAGTTCCAAACTGATACGCTTGCCGCAGCTGCTGCTAATGCACAGCTTGAGGGTGACGATGTCGCATCTTTTGATGCGGTGACTGCTACTGTGCGTATGCAAAACTACTGCCAGATTTCACGCAAGACAATCATCTTGTCAGCCACTGAAGAAGTGGTCAACAAGGCAGGGAGGCGCTCAGAATTGGCCTACCAAATCGCGAAAAGGGGCGCTGAATTACGTCGCGATCAAGAATTCTCTATGCTGAATGGCGCAGTGGCCGCAGCTGGTGATTCTACGACTGCCCGTGCGACTGCTTCTTTGGGTGCGTTTATCAAAACGAACACAGACAAGCAGACCAATGGTGTCGATCCATCTTATACAACGCTGCCAAACAGCGCCCGTACAGATGGCAACGTGCGCACATTCACTGAAACCATTCTCAAGAATGTGATTCAAAAAGTGTGGTCACAAGGTGGTACACCTAAGATTTTGATGTGCGGTCCTGTTAACAAACAGCGCGTGTCAGGATTCTCTGGTATTGCCTCAAGCCGTTTCAACATTGATGGAGGCGCAAAGCCAGCAACCCTCGTGGGCGCTGTCGATATCTACGTTAACTAATGGCGTCGATAAGCAGTAATGCTTATTTGTAACTGGGTGAATTCGGTGAACCTCCTAACTGTCAGGCCGGACAGAGGACAATACCGAGCCAAGCCGAGAAATCGGAAGGTGTAACGACTAGAGGTGAGAGCCTCGTAGGACCAAGCGGTCCGAAGTGCCCAGCCCCTCACAGTGAGGGTGAAGAGATAGTCTGATCTACCAGGTAACTGGTAGCCTCGAAAGAGGGATGAGAAAATAGCGAGTCTCATTTAACATTGATGCAGTGATTTCGGCAATGTGCAAGTGATTGCAAACCGCTTCCAGCGTGAGCGCGATGCATGGGTTCTTGATCCTGACTACGCCAAAATGACTATGCTGCGCCCTTATCAGCAAGTCGAATTGGCCAAGACTGGCGATGCTGAAAAGCGTATGCTGATCGTTGAGTGGGGTCACAAGGTGACTTCTGAGTTGGCCCATGGTTTGGCCGCTGACTTGATCACTTCTTAATCGAAGCAACCGGAAAGGGCCAGGGAAACTTGGCCCTTTTTTTAACATGATTCACAAAAGACTATTTAGCGAAAACAAAGATCAAGGCATCAAACGAATCTGGCATGAAAACCCAGAGACTGGCGATGTGACCATTGAGACCCAACAAGATGTCACAGCGGTGATTGAGGCCAACAAGGCCATCTATAACGCTGTGGATGAGAAAGCCAACTGGACTGGTGAGTGGCACTTGGTGGCATCCATCCCCGAATCCCTTTATTACAAGATGAAGGCCGAAGGCAAGATCGATGACCAGGAGTACATGAAAAAATGGCTCAACGATTCCGACAATAAATTTTTTAGAACTCGCCCTGGACAAGTATGAATTACATTGCAGTCTGCACACCGGCCCGTGATCAGGTCCACACAAATTACACATATTGCATGGTCAATATGGTGGCTTATCACACACTCAACACGACAGACGCTATCAGTCTGAAATTGATGCAAGGCACGATCATTCAAAACCAAAGGGCTGACCTTTGCTTGGATGCCATGGCCGAAGGCTGCACCCACATTCTTTTTATTGACTCGGACATGACGTTTCCACAGGACATGGTCCAGCGGCTCTTAAAGCACGACAAAGAGATTGTGGCTGCCAACTGTGCCAGGCGCAGAATGCCCACTGGCCCAACTGCCCAGAACTATGACGCTGAAGGCAAGCGCCAAGTGGTCTATACCATGCCAGAATCGACTGGAATTGAAGAGGTGGGAAGCATTGGCACTGGCATAATGCTGATCAAGCGCGAGGTGTTTGAGGGCATGAGCGAGCCATGGTTTGATATGCCATGGCAGACCACACGGGGCTACATGGGTGAAGATGTGTTCTTTTGTAAGAAAGCTCAAGAGCTGGGCTACAAAGTCTACATCGACCATGACGTTTCAAAGGAAATTGGCCACATTGGCACGTTTGAATTTCGCCATGAACACACTTGGATTGTGAAAGAAGAGATGGAAAAAGAGGCCCAATAATGGCACTGACTACATACACAGAGCTGAAGACATCCATTGGTGACTGGCTGAATCGGTCGGACCTGACGGCAGCCATTCCTGACTTTATCTCTCTGGCCGAGGCACAAGTTGAAAGAACACTGCGCACCAGGCAGATGATCGTCAGGGCCAATGCGTCTTTTGATGCGCAATATGGCGCTGTGCCAAGTGACTTCTTAGAGACCAAATCCCTCAAGCTCACAAGCACAAACCCCCAGACCCCATTGCAGTTTTTGAGCATTGATGCCTTGGACAATGAGGCGGCCAATTACACGGCCAGTGGCAAACCCAAATTCTTTGGTGTGGTCGGTGGCCAGTTTCGGATTGTCCCGACACCAGACAGTAACTACACGACCGAGCTGACCTATTACGCGAAGTTGACAAAGTTATCAAGCAGTGTGGCCAGCAATTGGCTTTTAGCCTCAAGCCCTGACATTTATCTGTATGGGGCATTGCTTCAGGCTGCACCATACTTGCAAGATGATGCGAGAATCCAGACATGGGCAACACTCTATGAGCGAGCCTTGAACGATTCACAAACTGCCGATGATCGCGGTGCATCTTCTGGTGGTGCATTACTGACCCGTGCAAAGACTTTTGGATAAGGACTAGACCATGTCATCTTTTACCGACTACACCGAAAACCTAGTTCTGACTTGGGTTTTCACAACTGGTGCGGCAACGCGCCCCACGGCTTGGTATGTTGGCCTTTTCACAGCTGCACCCAGTGACACGGGTGGTGGCACTGAGGTGTCTGGCAGTGGCTACGCACGGGTAGTGACTGGCACGATCTCTGGCTCTGGCACGGCCACCACATTCACCAATGCAGCGGCCATCGAGTTTGCAGCTGCCAGCGGTGGAAACTGGGGATCAGTTGGCTGGGCTGGCATTTTTGATGCAAGCACTTCTGGCAATCTTTTAGCCTGGGCGCCACTGACCACAGCGCGCACCATCAATGATGGCGATGTCTTGCGCATTCCAGCCGCATCTTTGAGCATCACTTTGGCCTGATATGGCAGCCTATGGATCGGGGAATTTTGGTGTTGGCCAATACTCTGATCCGAGGGTAGGCTACGGCTACGGCTCTTACGGCAAGGGCAATTACTCCAGAGGCACATTTGAGCCTCAAGTGATCATCACAGACACCAGCACCATGGCGGTGGCTGGTGTTACTGTTTCCAACGCCCAATTTGAGATTTTTGACACATCCACCATGGCGGTGGCTGCCATCAGGTATGTCTCTGCTGCCATAGCAATCACATCCACCAGCACAATGACTGTGCAGGCCAATGAGATATTCGATGGTGCAATGGCCATTACCGGCACAAGCACCATGGCTGTGGCGGCCAATAGGCTGACAACTGCATCAGCCACAATCAGTGACACAAGCACCATGGCCGTGGCTGGGGTGCGTTATGCGGTGGGCGCAGCCGCCATCAGTGACACAAGCACCATGGCGGTGGTTGGCCTCAGATACGCCATTGGCGCGGCCAGCATCACAGACACATCGACTCTGACTGTCTCGACTAGCATTATTGGCAATTCTGGCTTTAATGTTGTGGCCACCAGCACCATGGTGGTAAATGCGCAGCGCAGGCAGCCTGGTGCAATTGCATTTACAGAATCGTCATCCATGGCGGTCAATGCAAGACTAAAATGGGAAGCAGAAAGTGACACGGCAGAATCTTGGGGTGCAATCTCTGATAATTCAGAAACTTGGACACCGATCTCTGACCAGTCAGAAACATGGGATGCAATTAGTGATTCAAGTGAAACTTGGACTCCAATTGCTGATAATAGTGAATCTTGGCAAATTGCCGCATGAGGTGAAAAATGGCTGATACAACCACCACGAATCTATTGCTGACCAAACCCGAAGTCGGTGCATCCACCGACACTTGGGGAACAAAAGTCAATACAGACCTTGACTTGATTGACGCATTATTTGATGCCGGTCCAGTGCTGAAAGTCACAAAGGGTGGCACGGGTGGCGCTACTGCATCAGCAGCCAGGACAGCATTGAGCGCTGCGGCCTCTGGTGCAAACAGCGACATCACTTCATTGACTGGACTGACCACGGCCCTCACAGTGGGGCAAGGCGGCTCTGGTGCAACTACTTTGACCGGCATTGTCAAGGGCAATGGCACAAGCGCATTCACAGCGGTGACTGCACCAAGTGGCACGATTGTGGGAACAACTGACACTCAGACATTGAGTGCCAAGACCCTGACAAATCCGACTGTCACCAATTATGTTGAGACTCCATTCTCTGCTAACAGCTCAACAGCCATCACAATTGATCTGACCAACGGCACAGTACAAATCATTACCCTGACAGGAAATGCAACAATCACTATGCCAACGGCAACAAGTGGAAAGTCTTTCATCATGTTCTTGAAGCAAGATGGAACAGGCTCACGCACAGTTACTTGGTCAACTGTTAAGTGGCCTGGCGGTACAAACCCAACAATTACAGCGACTGCAAGCAGACAAGATATTTATTCATTCTTTGCTGATGGCACAAATTGGTATGGTGTCAATGTTGGTCAGAACTACACACCATAAGGACTGATAAATGTTTGCAGCATCAAAAACAGATTCAGTCTCTGGGGCAGCACCAGATGCTCAGTTCAACTACGTCACTATGCTCTTGCATGGTGATGGGACTAATGGCGCACAGAACAATACATTCTTAGACAGCAGTACAAACGCATTCAGCATTACCCGCAACGGCAATACAACCCAAGGTTCTTTCTCGCCTTATGGGTCTAATTGGTCTAATGCTTTTAATTTGGTTTCTACGCCTGATTATTTAGATATTGCTTCTAATGCCGCATTTGGCATGGGTACTGGTGATTACACAATTGAATCTTGGTTCTATTGCACAGATACAGGCGGCTATCAACCAATTATTGATTGCAGAGCATCAAGCCCAGTAACAGGGCAAATTTTATTTAGAGTTTATGCAACAGGGCAATTCTATTTTTCAATAGAAGGAACAGGAACAGTTTTAACAAGCCCCGCAAACATTGCAACAAATACATGGGTTCATGCTGCGGTTGTTAAAGCATCGGGTGTTTATACGCTATACATCAATGGAACGTCAGTAGCAACTGCATCTAATTCTGTAAGTATCCCAACATCTCCTGTCAGAATTGGTAATGACCAACAAAATGGAAATAACTTTAAAGGTTATTTAAGCAATGTAAGGATTGTTAAAGGTACTGCGGTTTATACAAGTAACTTCACGCCAAGCACTACGCCATTAACTGCGGTATCTGGCACAAGCCTTTTGACTTGTCAATCTAACCGCTTTGTTGACAACAGTAGCAACGCATTTGCCATTACAGCAAACGGAACAATGAGCGTTCAACGCTTCAACCCATTTGGTACTTCTACCGCCTACTCCACAAGCGTGATTGGTGGGTCAGGGTACTTTGATGGTAGTGGGGATTATTTGACTGTCGCAGATAATGCCGCCCTTGATGTTGATGCTGGTTCTTTCACAATGGAGGCATGGGTATATCTTACTGATGCAACTGTTACAAGCCCAATTTTGGCAAAGAATTTTGGTTCTGCTGGTGGGTGGATGTTTTGGGTTCAAAGCACACTTCGCTTGCGTATGTATGACGCTAGTGCTGGTCAAGTTACAGCAACATCTTCTGCATCTTTAATATCAAACTCTTGGAATCATGTAGCGGCAACACGAAGCAGTAATACGCTTACTGTGTATGTCAATGGTGTCTCTAGTGGAACTGCAACATTTACTGGAACATCGACAAATGCCGCTGTTCTTGAAATCGGCGGGTATGGTGCGGCTACTGCTGTTTCAACGGGTTACATTTCTGACGCAAGGCTTGTTAAAGGTTCTGTCGTTTACACAGGAAATTTTACGCCTCCAACCGCACCACTAACAGCAATTACAAACACATCATTGCTGACCAACTTTACCAATGGCGCAATCTTTGACAACGCCATGATGAACGACTTAGAAACTGTGGGTAACGCACAGATTTCTACAAGTGTTAAGAAGTATGGAACGGGGTCTTTATCGTTTGATGGTACAGGGGATTATTTAACTACGCCAAATTCGCCTAATTTAAATTTTGGTTCTGGTGACTTTACGATTGAATTATGGTTGTATTCAACTGTTGGAACATCAAACGAATCAGTAGTAAATAAAGGCTACAACAACGCTGGTAATCTTTCATATCTGCTTTTCCTTGACGCAAATACACTTGGGTTTTTTGCAAGCAGCAATGGAACTTCATTTGATATTGCATCAAATATTTCTATGGGAACTGCAACACAAAACACATGGGTACATTTTGCGGCATCTCGTTCTGGCTCAAGCATTAGATTATTTAGAAATGGTACGCTGATAAATACTGTTACATCTTCTGCCACCATATATACAGGAACAACTAATTTATATATTGGTTCTTCTGATTCTGGCGGTTTGAATTTCAATGGCTACATAGATGACCTACGCATTACCAAAGGCTATGCCCGATACACAGCAACATTCACACCGCCAACTGCGGCTCTCTCAGATACAGGCCCATATTAAGGAACATCATGCAAATTGCAATCTTAACTAGCCCCATTACAGTAGGCGATTATCGTGAACTGTTTAGCAATACATCATTCAACGCTAACGGCCCAAGTGATGAATTCTTAACTGCCAACAATGCCAAGAAGGTCAATGCCTTTAAAGCCCATGACAGTCTGACTCAAAAGTTGGTTTCATGTTCTGCCTATGACGATGGTGCATTTGTTTCTGTCGTTCAAGTGGAAAGCCTAAGTGCTGAAGAAATCCAAGCAGCCAAAGACTCTGCAATGGCTCAATTGAGAGCCACACGCAATGCTTTATTGACTGCTTGTGATTGGACTCAGATTGCTGATTGCACTATTCCTAAAAAGGCTGAGTGGGCAACATATCGTCAGACATTGAGAGACTTTCCATCGACTGTTTCTGATGCAAGAGCGACTGTCACTTGGCCTCACAATCCTGATTGGGTTGAGCCTACTATTTAAGATAAATGATGGACCCGACTCAAGCCCAATTAAACTCCCATGTTGATGTCTGCACACTGCGCTATGAGATGCTGTGTGCCAGGATTAAACGCCTTGAAAACATCATGCTTGGGGTCTCTGGAATCATGCTGACCAGCATGGCCGGCATCATCTTTACGAGCCTAAAGTGAAAGACTGGGCCGTGGCACTCATTGCTGCGGCCTGCATCACGGCCTTTGTGGTCTGGTCCACATTCATTATTATTTGGGCAATGAAATGACAAAAGCACCAGTTAAAAGAGCAGCGGCCAAGGTTGCACCAGTTAAAAGGTCAAGGCCAAAGCCTGCGCCAACAAGCCAGGTCAATGTGACTTTGGCCGCGCCAGCTGCTGCACCCAAAGAGGCCAAAAAAGATGACTCAGCTCTAGGCAAGGTCATTGGCCTGATCGAGTGGGTCGATAACCCGTTCAAGCTCTTTACAGTGATCTTGCTGTCGTTTCTGGCCTTTGCCGGATACTTTGCTTGGGACTCAAGGCAAGTGATCTTGCAGGCCATCACAACGCAAGACAAGATGCCCCAGTTGGCCAAGCAAGAGCAATTGATCATGCCGGCCAGAAGTTTAATGAAGGATGTGGATGGCATTGTCTTGCTGATCCACAAAGCCAACTTGGCCACCAATAGTCGCACCACTGTGCTGGCACTCAATGCCGATGGCACAAGAGAAAAGGCCATCGAGGGGACTGTCACAAGCCTTTTCAACGCAAGCGCTGACAGGAATGCTGCCATGGTGGCCATGCTCAACAACGAGGTGCTGTGCGAGGAATTTAACCCTAGCAGCAAGGTCGGTGAGTGGGGCATCAAGCAAGGTGTCAAATTCATGTGCAGAGGCTCAATCCCACCAGACCCTGGCAAGTTTGCC